GCCTTATTAACATCTGGTGGAAAGAATAAGTTTAAACTTTGGGATTGACAAATATACTCTTGTCTATGAGCAGCGTGGTCAATAAGCCAAGCCTGATTTATTTCAACTGCTGTCTTAAATACATTTCTCTCCCACTCACTTAAAAAGTCTAAATGTTGAACACTACCTTTTTGTGTTACTATACTTTTCCAAGTTTCTTCATTATTCCTATTATAGTTTTCCAATACTTTCTCTAAAAATTTATTTTTCATAAGGTTAGATCCAGACTTTGTTTTCTGGTTAAAAGCATTAGCACGGAAAGGTTCTATACTAGGACTTGTGTTTCCACATATAATACTAGAACTTGCATTAGGGGCTATCGCTAATAGATGTGCATTTCTTACTGTGCATGTATCATCATCAGGACAAGCGCCCTTTTCGACTGCAAGTTTTCTAGTTGTTACTGAAGCATCTTCTTTAATGTGCGAGAACATTCTTAGGTTTGCGCCTGTGGCTTGTGCACTCTCGAAGGGTATATTGTTCTTCTGTAAGTAAGCATGAAACCCCATTGCGCCTAATCCTAAACTTCTTTCTCGCATAGCACTAAATTTTGCTTTGTGTAGAGGTTCTGGAGCTCGGTTAATAAAATCTGTTAAAACATTATCTAACATTCTTATTAAATCTGGAATGAACGCAGGTCTGTCTTTCCATTCATCAAAATATTCTAAATTGACACTAGAAAGACAACACACTGCAGTCCTTTCATCATTGGTGGCTAACGTTATTTCTGAACAAAGATTACTATGGTTTACCTTTAAACCTTTGTCCTTTTGAAAGTCTGGTAGCTCTGCATCTATTGCGTCTTCAAACATAATATATGGTTCACCTGTTTCCATACGATTTTGTAAGAGCTTAACCCATAGGGTTCTTGCACTTATTCTTTTCCTAGTAACGCCGGTATGAGGATCAACCAGATCCCAGCCGTCGTCAAAATTATCGTACTTTGTTGCACTCCATATTCGTTCCATAAAGGCATCAGGAACCACGACGCCATGATGAAGGTTAGTAGATTTCCTATTAACGTCCCCACCCGTAGGTTTGCGAACATCTAAGAACTCCTCTATTTCGGGGTGTGATATATGTAGATATGCGGCGTAACTTCCCCGTCTTGTTACACCCTGAGAAAACGCTAGCATCTCAGCATCTACAACTTTTACAAAAGGTATTACTCCTGTACTTTCCGATCCTTTAGAAGTTGGCGTACCTTGAGATCTTACATCACTCCAAGTACCTCCAATTCCACCTCCAAAAGATGATAGAAAAGCATTTTCCACATAGTGGTCTGTAATACCCTCCCTACTGTCATCAACGTAGTTTAAGAAACAACTAATGGGTAACCCACGAGTTGTACCCCCATTAGATAAAATGGGGGTTGCAAACATGAACCATAAGTTACTAACGTAATCGTATAGTCTTTGTGCGTGATCTTCATCATCAGCATAAGTCTCTGCCGCACGAGCAAATGCTTCTTGCGGAGAGTTCTCTCCCGCGACCATATACCTATCTCTTAGAGTATTCATTGCGAACTCATCTAAGAGGCTATCCTTGCTATAATCAATCTTTACTGACATAATTCCTCACTAATCCTATTATTTCATTTCGTTTGCCCAATACTTGTGCATCTGGGTCATATGTCAAATCCATTAACTCTATATTAGTCTCAAGTTTTTCTGCTCCGAACTCATTTAAGTTCTGCATAAACTTGTATCTACTTTCTATTGGTAGAGTTGTCATGATGTCAAAGACATCACCATAATCTTCAATAATACCAGAAGCACGTTTTGGACCAATTCCACTTACACCTGGGACATTATCCCCTTTATCTCCAGTTAAACACTTGAAAGTCAAGTAGTATTCTGGATCAAAGTCATAATGTTCGTCCCAATTATCCATTGTTGTTTCTTTTCTTGTTACGGTTGAGAACCGTGATATGCTCTCATTTACTAGAAGATCCCAGTCTTTATCCGAAGATACTAACCAGATACTATCTATCCCTAACTCTTCTCTTGCGAGACTTATTACTGCAGCGATATCGTCCGCCTCAACTCCATTATATCTAATGGTAAGGTATCCTTTTTTACTACATAATTCGAAGGTTTTTTGAAATTCTGCCATAAACTGTTCAAATTCCAACCGTTCTTCTTCGGTTTGGTCTTTATACCGCTCTTTACGGTTTGCTTTATACTCAGGATCTATGTTTTTTCTATAGTCACTTCCCCCATCTCCTAATACAACTATCTCTCCACAGTTGTAGGACTTTGCGAGGCTCTCTACTGTTCTTACATATTCTAGTTTATAAAACTCTTTTCTTTGGTGTTTCCATCGGAAAGCTAAGTTGAGACCATCAACTATCAGCAAGTTCCCATTCGGGGCTGGCTTTCCAAGGTTCGTAAATTCTATTGCCATTACTAAATTCCGTTATTTCATGTTCTAACCACTTTTCAGCAAGACATACATATACCCCTAACCAAGAGACATACATATACCTAATATTACTTTGTGGTTTTCGTACTGTTGCTACAAAAAATTGTGCATAATTAGCTTTATAAAATAGTAAAGGCTCAAGACTATTATCCTGTGCTTGTTTTACTACTTTTGTCCACCATTGCACAAAGTTATTACTTTTATTAGTAAAGAGTTTAGAGGTTACCGAATCATCTCTATAGAATTTTACTTCTATAAGAAATATGTTATGCTTGTGTTCAAGGTATATGTCACCTTTTATTTTACCACTACCTGAACCCGGCGTTTGAACAAAGCCCAGTCCTGTGTATCGATTCAGCATATTAACGACTAAGGCTTCTGCCTTAGCCCCTTTCTGGCGACTATTAACCATTATCTTCGATATATTTTATTAGTTCCTCTACTGTATGGATATTCTCCACATCTTCGTCTGGAATTTCCAATTCAAAATGTTCTTCTAAATTCATTACTAATTCAACTATATCTAACGAGTCTGCTCCTATATCGTCCATAAAACTGCCTCTAACAGCATCTGTGTCTATGTCGAAATGTTTAGCTACTATGCCTTTAACTTGATCCGCGATCATAATGTATCTCCTTTTAATTCGTCTCTATATTCTTCTTGTCTAATCCTTGCCTGTTCTAGTGGACTTAATCCATTCCACCAACAATCAGGACACTTTTTTCCTGTGGGTATGTATGCCATGCGATTAGTAACTTCACATACATGATACCAAAAGGTATCGCCCTCTTTTATTACCATTTGATTACTCTAAATGACTTATATTGTCCTCTTTAATAATTTCTACTTTCTCAAGTAATGGGTGTGTCCACCCATGAGAAACCAGATAAGTATTAAGATTTTCTTCTTTAAGGAGAATTTCTACGACCTTCTCCTTACCTGCTTCGTCGAGTGCTTGATTCACTTCATCAAGGAATAGCACATTTATTTGACTTCTACTTATAGAAGTCATTAGTTTTCTAATAGCTACAAGTGTAGCAATATTAACTCTAGCAAGCTCACCGCTAGAAAGAGCCAAAATATCAATAATATTCCCATTGTCAGATACTTCAACATTTAACTTATCATTCTCCACCACAAAATTGATAGAGAAACGTCCGTCGCTAAACTCTGCCAAATACTCATTTGTCAAGTCCTCTAGCTCTTTGACGAGGGATTCGATTTTATAGGCAAGGAGCCCGTTTGTACTAAATGCCTTTTTAAGTATCTCAAGAATCGAAAGCTTATCTTCGAGAAGTCCGAGTTTATTCGTGACTCCATCCAATTCTGTTTCAAATGACTCAGTTTGCTCTCCAATAATACTAATTCTAGTATTATGTCTTTCTCTTCTTGTGTTTTCATCTATTATCTCATTGAGGGCTTCACGCGCTTTTTCAACTTTGTTTTCCAATTCTCGAATTTGACTTTCCACTTGTTCTTTGTCAAGTACTCTCGTTGGGAGTCCAGAGTCAATACTCCTGAAGAGTCTTTCCCATTCTTGTACTGTTCTGGTTGATTGCCTATATATTTGATTTTCATTTTCTATTATCTCTAATTCTTCTTGGACTTGTTCTATTGCTAAACTGTGTCCTTGTACATTTAAACTATGCTTAGACCATTGGTCGTTTACAAACTTCTTATCTATTTCTTGATTACAAGTGGGGCATGTCATAGCCTCCGCTTGTTTAGTTTTTACATCATATGATCTTTCCTTACTACGAAGAGTTTCATATTTCTCCTGCATAGCCAACTCTTGTTCTTTACGAGATTCTAAACCTCCAATCTTAGAAACTAAAAGTGCGGTTGGTTTAACCTTCTCGTATTTTTCCACATCAGCTTGTATCTGTTCTATATCTATTGATTTTAACCTTTCCAATAAGTTATTATTATCATTTATTTTTCGATTTTTCTCATGGATATTTTCAATTTCTACATGGAGAGAACGCAGTTGCTTCTCGTCTTTTTCTTCAATTTTTGGTAGATCCAACTTTGTGAGTATATCTGTACTCTCCAATTTGTTGTCTGTTAACCATTTAACGATTGTATCAGTTTTTGCGTTCAGGATTGTAATTTCTTGAGACACCAAGCGTACTGCATCTTTAAATGTCTCGAAATGGGCTACATAGTCATCAAGTTTCAGTAAATCAATTAAGAACTTCTTCCTATTAGTATCGGTAGCAGTTAAGAACTGCAAACTTGCGTTTGTATTTTGATAAACTAATTGAGAGAAAGTTTTAAAATCAATACCTAATATATTAAATAATGTTTTATAAGTATTACTAGCCGTATGACTACTAATATCTTCTCCATTTTTTGTTAACTTACACTTTAAAGTTGCTCGTCTAGCTACTGTTATATTATAACTATCTTCGTCAACGCTAAAGTCTAAACTAATATCATACCCTTGATTCACATATCTATTAGCTATGTCAGCCTTCTTTACATTTTTACTATTCTTGTTGAACATTACTTCTTCAAGAATAAGCGGGACAGATGATTTTCCTACTCCATTAGTACCAACTAATTGAGTGAGAGTGTCTCTGTCTAAATTGATAACATTATTACTACCATAGGAGAAACAGTTATCCCAGCTCAGTTTTTGTAGAATAATCATTATACACTCCTATAATATTTTTTATTTTATTCCCATCTAAACTTAGTATTTTATCTAAATATACTATTAGTTCATCACTAATAGTCATTTCAGAAGTAAGATTTAAAGTTGCTTCAACCTCTCGTTTTACAACTTTTTTATCTAATAATTCCGAGTTCTTTACTAAAGCTAAGTCCTGTACATCTCCTTCGAGTTCATATATTGTATGATCCCAATCAGTTGCTATCATGTCATCTGGGCTGTCTACTGTTTTTCTAAGTAATTGGGGCAGGTTAAATTCCCCCCACTTCCAACTAAAATCTTCGTCTATCAGTAAATAGCCCGTCCGAACATTGGTTCGATGAAATGATGTTGTCATTGGACTACCAGGATATACTATGTTCCTTTGAGTATTCTCGTGGGCATGTAAATCCCCCGCAAAAACAAGATCAAATTTATCAAACCTATCTAAATCAACTTCAGGTATCACATGAGGTGGAATTTCACCCCTTACATGAGTAAACAAATATGGGATACCGCTTATTGATTCAATACTATTTTTTCTATGCAAGTCAGCATAAGGTAATATAGCAAAACCTTTTTCTGGATACAGCATAGTTACATCTACTATCTCAACCAGAGAGTTTATTTCTTTTGTTGCTTTCTTTAGATTAGAAAAGAAAGTTTTATTTTTCCTAGTGGCTTCATGATTACCGTCATATATAATAGTCGGTATCGTTACTCCACTAATAAAATCGAAATAAAGTGTTAATTCGTCCATAGAGGGAACTCGATCAAACAAGTCCCCACCTATGATATGCATATCACAGTCAGTTTCCAACTCTTTTATTTGGTCGAAAAATAACTTATAACGAGCGCACGCCCATTCCATTGGTACATTCTTCTGCCCTAGCTTTAAGTGCCAGTCTGCTGTGAATAAAATCATGCTACGAAGTCCTCTCCGTTGTGCCAGTTACAACCAGTAAGTCCGCCAGCTCTGAGAGCCTCAAGTGTCCTTTCGACTTCATAGTGGTTTCTTCCTGTATCGAGAGCATTCACTGCTAAAGATTGAATGACGTTATCCTCATCGAGGATAAAGGTGGCTCTGTATGGAACCCATTCATTAGATACTATTCCTACTTCCATAGCAAGTTGATTACTACAATCTGCTACTAGAGTATGTTCTATATCACGGATAAGCTCATTGTCTTCTTTCCATGCTATTTTACAGAACTCGTTATCTGGACTGAATCCCAGAACGTCTACATCATTTCCTACTAATGCATCGAAACCCTGTATTTCTGTAGGACATATAAAAGTGAAGTCTTTTGGATAAAAGTATAGTACAGACCAACTTCCTAAAAGTCCGTTGTCATCTATATCTACAAAGTTATTATCCTTGTCAACACCTGTTAGTTCAAATTCAGGGAATACATCGCCTACCGTAATCATGATACGTCAAACTCCTCATCAACAGTTTCTTCTTTGCCCGCAGCTGTAATTCTCTTTAGTAACTCTAGTTGAGCATCAGGGGTAGGACGCGGAAGTACGTCGTCCATAGACTTTAGTTCTCCAACTAAGTCTGATTCCCAATCTTCTAAAGCACGAGGCTTACATTTGAGTGCCTGTAATTGGTACTCTACATTAAAGACCTGCGGTCCAGTCTTCAATCTTTTAAAATAAACGTCCCAGCCAGATTCATTATCTGTTGGGTTGCCTAAGTCTTCCATAGCGACCATAATTTGATCGAAAAGTTTTCTTTTCAAATTAACTACTTTGATTTTATTATCAGCGTAGTCTATGCCTTGGACAGCGTATGCCCAACCACATTTTAAGTCTGGGTAAAAATCACGAACGTGATCGTGTTCCTTGTTGTTAAAGGTTTCGGTTTCCCTGTCGAACGACAAACATTCCATTGGAATATTTTTGTTGTTCTCGCCTTTAACCCAATAAACGTAACGAGGAAGTAGATCGCCTACTAGACGAACTTTGTGATCCTCTTTGTTGCCAAAATTGTAAGTTTCAATTTTGTCTTTTTGGGCAGAGCCCTTGGTTTGATTAAAGCTAATTGCCATAATATTTCTCCGTTGTTGTCTCCTCAAATTTAAAGTGAATAAACCCCTCTCTAATTTCGAGCAGTCTGTTTTTTCTAATAATGTCCTCACTAACTTTACAGAAAATGAGGTCTAAGTTGGTATCTTTAGTTTTTACGTACTCATGATAATTGCGGTATGATGCGACACCAACATATTCTGCAACTTCTTTATCACTATATTGAGCACGACCAGTAGTAAGTAGTTTATCTGGGTTTATCAGAAAACTACTACCACCAAAATTCTTTTCATAAAACTTAAACGTTTTATCATAATAATTCTTAGGTGTAATTCTATAAGTAATTATTCTAAGGATTGTAATAATGTCACCAACGTTTCCGTTGCTCGCTTCTACAATCTTTTTCCAATTATAATATATCATATATTATACCAAAAATACAAGCGTTTGTCAAGCACTATTTTTTCTCTGCTCAACACATTCCCTTTAAACCCTTTCATAATACTCTAACCTTATAATCTTGTTTTATGTAATAACCCATTCTGGCGTTTGCCTGTCTAGTAGCTGTTTTACCTTTTAAATGAATATCTACAACAGTAGGCTGTAACTTGCCCTCTTTTTGTCGTATTACTCTACCAATTAACTGCGTTAATAGTGGTTCATTATTTACTGGTGTAGCCAATACTAAACAACTAAGATCATCTAAAGATATACCTTCTGAAAATATTGCTTGTGTTCCAAACAGTATATTTTTAGATCTCCCAATTAGTTTCATAGTTTTCTCTCTTTCCACAAAGTCCATATCGCCTGTAATACATACTGAATTATCTCCTACCAATTTATGACAAACTTTTAGAAATGCAACTCTATCCGATACTACTAATACTTTATGCCCTTCAGCTGCATACTTAGAAGCAATCAAACTAATACTATGTACATATTCTTCTGTATTTACTAGATGATTAACTCTTTCTGCCCATGGGGTATAAGAACCGTCTAGAAATCGTACTTCCGATTTAATAACATGAACTTTTGGAGTCATGTAATTTTCTTTTGGTGGTTTTAGTACTGTACTTCCAAAGTAGTCTCTAAATACTACATGTCTTCCGTCTTTCCGTTCTAATGTTCCTGTCAGTCCAACCTTATATCTTGCAGGCATTTCATCTATTATTCGGGTAAATGTAGGGGACGAAACGTGATGCATCTCGTCTAAAATAACTGTTCCGAATAAACGTTTTATATCGTCTACGCGACGGTATAAAGTCTGAATGTTCCCCACTACTATTGGGGGCGAAGTGTTCATTTCCCCTGACCCGATTCTGCCAGCCCGTATGCCGAAAGCTTTCTGTACTTCTTTTTCCCATTGATTCCTCAAATTAGTTGTATGTGTAACTACTAGTGTTTTTTGTCCAAGTTTCTTAGCTATTGCTAAAGCTGCTACTGTCTTTCCCCAACTTACCCAAGCGTTAATTATAGCGCTGTCTTCTACTTCATCAACTGTCATTTTTTGACTTTGCCTTAAAGTAAACTTAAATTCAGGAAAGTCTACAGGCACAGATACTCGCTTATCGATAATATCATAATCATCTGGGATTAAATCCAATCTTCCCATAGGTATAGAAACTAAACCATCTCTTAAAGGTCTTATTGTTTTTATAACCATAGGTGGATCTTGTGGCATACGGGGAGGTAATGTATATGTAAGTTCTTCCTCCATCTCCGTAAGCAACGCAGTATTTCCTTCTATTTGTATTCTGTTACTTAAAACTGCCTTCATTTGTCCTTCCATGCAATATAGAATAATATAAAGCACATACTGAACAATATCAAGTAGCCTGTCCACACACCTATAGGTAATTCTTGAGGGGTCATACCAAATACATACTTATATAAGTTTTTGCTAGGAATAGTAAACCTACTCCATTTAATAAAATCAAAGCTCTATCTTTCCACACAAGAGATACTATTAACCACATGAATACTCCTATAGTTGATAACATTAGATCCCACTCTGTTAGATGAGGAACCCCTCTTATAGACATAGCACAAAGTATAACTACACTAGCTATCCACTTTAAGTACCAATCATAAGTAGTTGTTCTATATCTACCCCATAATTCTGATGTTTTTTGCTTTTTCATTTTGTGTGTCTCGGTAACTTTGCTTCTACAAACATTTCATGTTTATTTTTTACTGGGTTAAACTTTCTTAGTCTAAGTTTTTTACCATCTGAAAGCATACTTTTAGTTTTAATAGTGCTATAATGATAGGTATGGCTATCCCTAGATTCTCCTTCTGGAATCATATATACAATTTGTTGTTTAGCCTTTGCCATTATATCTGTGTCCTAATAAATTGTGCTGCTTGTATTCTCCACTTAGGACTTAGTCTAGGGTGGTTATTATCCCACGGGCTCGACCAACCCACTTTTTGAGTCCTTAAGCGCACATGTTCAGGTAAGTAATCTTTCATTACTTCCCGCATTAAAAATTTGTTTGTACCTTTTTTGTACTTCTTTGTTTGTCTAAATTTTACACTTCCTTTAATACTTAAACAATACTTAGCAAAAGATTGAGTAAGTAAAGGAATTCTACTTTCCATTCCAAACATTCCAGCAGTTTGATCAGTTGCTAAAATATTCTGTTCTGATGTACATAGTAAATCTGAAAAAAGAGAGTTATTTAGATGATCATCTCCAAACGCTTTATATGGAAACCATCTCTGTTGAGACATGAATCTAGTCATGTTTTCACATTCATTTTCTCGAAATCTGTTTCTATGGTGATAGTATCCTGTAAATAATTCATCTCCACTATCTCCTGTAAGAACTACCTTACACCCTGCTGCTTTAGCTGCTTGGCATAGAAGATAACGAGGAGCCTGTCTATTATGATCAGCCCACATATAGTGTGTATTTGCTAACCACATCTTTCCAAAGTGCGCTCTATCATCTCTGTCTAGGGTTATTCTATGTACTTTATACCCCCAGTCTCTAGCAGTTTTAACTGCCATATCAGATTCCCAAGCGTGTTCTTTATGTAATCCGTGTAGCCCCTGTTGATTTAAGTCATACCCCATTGTAAAAATTTCTAAATCTAAATCAGAATCTCTTAAAAGGGAAGCAACTACTGTACTATCCATTCCACCACTTAAAAATAGTGCTGTCTTATTTATATTTTTTGCAACTTTATGGACTGCTTCTTTGATATTAAATCTAAATTCAGCCGTATCTAACGGCTCAGATCCAATATCAAAATAGCTCCATAGGTTTCTTCTATGAAGTTTAAAATTATCGTTTAAATCAAACTCTAACCACGCACCTGGCTCTACCTTATAGATAGACTTATAGATACTTTGATCTCCAAAACTTTGAGTATTTTCTAAAAATTTACTACTAAATCTAGACTCATCAATTTCTTTACCTAGAAAACTAGTCAGAGTTGTACTAAATTCAAACTGCTTTCCGTCCCATCTCCACCATAAAGGTTTCGCCCCAAAATGATCTCGTATTAGAACTAGTTTGCCCTGCTTAGGTAGGTACCACGCGATTGATCCATGCCAATCTGTATGCTCCAAAAATTTGAATCCATACTTGTCTAATGCTTTTCCTAGCCATTCTGTATCATTGGGAATTGTCGTGTCATACATCTCTCCATTAAATAATAATACATTGCCCTTAGGTGTTATATAAGGTTGTACTTGCCTTTCTCCATTGATGTCTAAGAGTACATGAGCAAAGGCAAAATTTTCATCATTCCAATACTCAAGAGCATCAGGTCCGCGATGCTCCTGCTTCTTTATCATCATCTCTATTAGAGGGTGATTAGTAGTTCCTGCAAATCCGCACATTAAACATTGCCGTCCCAATTAAGATCAGTTTGCTGTGCCATTTTTACTTTCCAATCTTTTCCTTCAATTTCTTGCCAAGCAACTATTGTATTTATATCAATATCGTCCCATTTTTCAAATTCTAGATCATAACAAAGCATCTTCTGATCTGACGAATTTTGAGTCCAATCTTTATTAAATACTTGTGCGTTTCTTGGTAAGTACTTATGACAAGTAGTTACTTCTCTTATTTTGTGTTTCCCACTAACTAAGCTAGTGTACTCTAATAAAATAATGCCTTCATGCATTTTGTCTATAATTTTTTGGTAATCCATTATGCTATCCTATGTATGTTTATGCACCAATGCCAAGCGTCAGTTTCCTGTAGCCCTTTACAATGCTCAAACATATCCATTGGAGGGTCTATAATTTGCTGTTCTATTTCTTTATCTAGTTCTCTTTCGATTTCTAGTGTTCTATCAGTTTCTTCACACAGATAAGTCCCTCTTTTATCTGTATAACACAGCCCGTCTATTGGTTTATGTACACTACAGCCTACCATCATTATCAGTAAGACTAGTAGTACTAAAACTCCTTTTAAATATTCTTTTATCAAATCTTTCTCCAAGTATCCTTTCTTTTTTCTTCAGAAAACTCATATATCTTCCAAGGGATTCCGTGGTCGTATAAGACTCCTGCCCAAGTAATTTCTATATCGGGCGGGCTTTTTTCTGCGAATGGGAAGGGTACATCTTTAAGCCACAAGACTGTAGCTATTCCTTTCTTTTCTCTTTTTGCAATTTTATGATATTTTAACTTAAGATTTCTTGTCTTTTCATAGTTTATGACTTTTCCGTCATTATCAATAAATGTGCTTCCCCTGTGCTTCATTAGTCCTATTTCATCTTCGATCATATACTTTAAGGGATAAATACTTTTCATTGGACTCTGTAATCTTCTTGCCCCTAAAGTTTCGCCTGGCATATTCAAGTCATCTAAAACTTGATCTTCAATCCACAGAATACCATCTATTACTTCAGCACTATCTGTATGTATAACAAATAAGGGGAAAGTTAAGTCCTCTATAGTATACGCTCTGCTTTTTCGTAGTCTCATACATCTTCTCTGCGATTGCTGCCTTCTTCTTACTTTACTCTGGAATCGTCTTCTATGTCCTCTCATGTTTCTCTACATATGTAGCAAAAAGTTTCTCCGAATCCTGTTTATTTTCGGGTTCGTAAACCCACCTATATCCTATGTATCCCCATTGATCCATATGTTCCCCAATAAAATGCAAGTTTTTCTCTTGCTTTGCATATGCTAGTAATATTGGGTGTCCGTCTGCGTACGAATCTAGCATACCATTTTGAGTTCCTGCAATTCTTAATCCCCATTCAGGAGCCCACATGTGGCATACTGCATTGGAGGAGTCTGTAGGAAACATAGATACTCGCATATCTACTATTGTGCATTTATCCCATACAGGATATTGATACTCTACTCCTGTTTCTGCATGAGTATATACATGAGTGTATGGATCACAAACTCTAGTACACCCTAGTAGCTTGTCTCGTTCCCAAATCAATATAAAATGTGCACTTTGATCGTGCTTATCAATTGGGTTCATTATACGTTTATTCCATACTACGAACTGATTCATTCGTTGTTCTAGTATTTTAAAGTATTCTTCTTTTGTTAAATCTTTGTAGTGTCGAATCTCTTTAACGATTCCATCACTATATTCCTCTTTTACGATTGCTGACATCTTTTAAAATCTCCTGTTTTTCAAGCGTTCCGTAGCCTATTCTATTATCTTTATTATCTAGCGCACTATTCTTTTCAACATAATGTAAAAATAGATGCCTAGAAGTTTTATGAGGAAGGACGTTTCTACTGTGGTATATCTCGCAACCCTTATAAAAAATAGCGTCTCCTCTTTGTAGTATTACTGAAGTTTGTGCTTCCCATAAACCACCTATATAATTTTCTGTAAAGTGCATTGGCCATACTCCTTTACTTACTTGTACAGTAATAGAGTATTCACATTGCCAACGATCCCTGTGCCATCTAAGTGAGGCACCTTTTTCATACTCTCTCATAAGTCCATAAGTAAGACTTAGAGTTTTACCTGTATATTTATTTATAACTGGAGTTTTATAAATTCCTATAGCTTCACAAAAGCTATCTCCATATAAATCAAAACTTTTCCCCTGTGGAAGTCCGTTGACATTTGCATACCTACATCTTCCTGCTTCTTTTTGTAGTCTTAAATGTTCTTCTAAAATATCACAGGTTTCTTGTTCTAAAAATCCTGATATAAGTTTATGTTCCATCAGCTTTAAGAAAACGAGTATAATACTCTTTCCCTTCCTGATATCTAAACTTAGCGTCCTTTGCTAACTTATGTGCGGCTTTAAACTCTCCGCACTTGTAACATTCTCCACATGGAATATATCCAGTAATCTCATCATCTTTAGTAAGAGTTCCTTTAGGAGAAATACAAGTCCAAATCATTTTATATAGATTTGGATCATGACGCATTATTAAAGAAAGCATTTCTGCTTTAGACATAAAATCTAAAGGATTTCTTACTTCTGGAACATCTCTGATTGCATCAAAGTGTACACCAGATGTATCTAAACAATCGCTTAAATAATTTATCATAATTTTGCGGTACTCTCTAAACTGTAGACGCATACGCATATCATCTTCAGCGTTGCCTCCTAGCATAAACCATTTCCATTTAATACCTCCAGGAGCGCCTAATACACACCCCATAAAAGAACTAAGTCCACTTACAATAATTGGAACCTCTCGATGATACCCACTCTTAGAAAGCATAGAAGTATCGTTTCCATACGGTAAATTAAAATATTCCGCCTGTTTTCTACTATAAAAAGCCATTGCGTCAGCAAAATCTCCATAGCGTGGTTCGTACCAGTGAACACAGAAAGGTTTTATCTCTGGGTCTTTTACAGCATATAATAAAGTAGCTGTACTTTCTACTCCTGCACTAAGAGGCATGTAAGCATTACAGTCAGAATTTTCTGCACACGCTTTGTTAATTTCTTCTGTCGATACTAATAAATCTTCTACCATTTTCCTTTAATCCATCGTTTTAATACTATATCGCTAAAATGTTTTCCGCCTATCTTAATCATTATTGCAATCAAGCATAAACACATTACTGCGAATGAAGGGTTGTCGGGGGCTAATATCATACCTATTATACAAAATAATATGATAATTTTGTTTATATGTTTTTTAATTGTTTCTATCATAATTTAATAATTCATAGTCTTTCTGATAGAATTTTTCCATCAGTTTTATACTATCTTTACTCCAGTTTATTGGTCTGTAAGTATTATTAGGAACATTAAAGTCATGCCGTGGCTGAATATTTAATGCTTCCCAAATTGTTTGTTCTTCTAATTTGTGTACCTCTGCTTCACCTATAAAATCTGTTTGAAAGTAAGGGTGATTCATATCTACTAAATATGGTTTATTATCTACTATTGTATCTGGTACATTATACATTAGTCCGTATATCATACGATAAATCCACTCCTCAAAAGGTGTATGTACTAACTTAGTCCATACAAAGAAGCGGTAAATACTCTCAAGTCTTGCTTGAGGGTGTCTTACTACAGTATAATATTTATAGTCTGGATAAAACTGAATCATCTCATGATACGTAGCGTGCTTCTTCTGAAGTTCTTTAGTACCATGAGTGACTGTAGTCTGTTTCTGTATAGCTTGTTCCATTGGCTGCGGATTGACTAATGCCGTAGCGCTTCTATACTTTACTGCTAAAGCCCGTTCAACACTTGTTCCACCCGTTCTCGGAATGTGAACAAATCCTAGTCTACCTTCGTTTACCAGCATCGATATTACTTTGTACAATAGAGTTAACTATATATTCATTTGCTTTATTGACAACTTTTTCAATTTCTTCTCGTGGTATTTGTGGTGTCCCTATTACTAATTCAGGAACAACATACTTCTGTTCTTCTATTAAATTTAACATTATTAGTGCGGCTGAGTAAGCATCTAAGAAATTCTCATTTTCCTCAACTACCATAGCGGTATTAACCCACCCCATACTAACATTAAAGATCCTACATTTGTTATCCAAAGGCCATGTGTTAGCAGCCTCAATACAGTAGTCTCTTAATTCTGTTTTGTCTTTAGTATACGCATCGCCTGTTAAGCCAGGTTGATATATACTTCCAGATCCAGTATTTACTATGTACTTACCTTCTCTGTCTCTCCATTGCCAATGTAAGACTTTTAAAATTTTGTTTTGAAGTCTAGGTAACCATGCGTTATTAAAAACATAATCTAAGTCTCTCCTTAGAATATCGTTAATAATATCATCTGCATCGTTAACTACCATATTAAAGCCTGTAGCTCTACTATAGCCATGCACTTCGTACCCCTTAAACATGCAATGCTCATAGATTTCTTTACCTATTCCACTTGTATGTCCTGTAATTCCTACTTTTCTCATTGTCTTTCCTAGTTAAATAATTCGTCTACGCTGCATGTATCTTGGCTTCTACATCTTAAAAGATTATCCTGAAATATTAAGGGTTCTACCCACTCAAATTCAGGTTGATCTAAATAGTATTCGCCAGCACTACTGCAACTAACTAGAAGTACTGCCATCAGTAAATATCTAGTCATGTCGATTCCCCCTTATAAAGTTGTTAATGAATAACACATTGTTACGAAGATTATAATACACAAACCGACCAAGGCGGTGTCATCTGCTCTTCTAGCACTTCTTCGACGTGCGTAATCGTTCGGACCAAGTCTAGCCCGTTTCTTTTTATTAAGATCCATTTCTTTTTAATAATAATTTTCCCACTTACCAAAACTGTAGTCGTCCCCTATTTCAAAGTCGCAACCCACAGGGCAGCCTGGTATTGAAAAGCCTCGATCCTTTTGAACGAGGGATTTCAGTTGTTTACAATAGATTTCCATTTCATCTTCTGGTACTTCTGCTAGAATTGAATCATGCACAAGTGCGAAGATTTTAGATTTCATTCCCGTCCTATTGATATATTTTTGCATATCTATTGCACCCAATAGGTTGATGTCCGATGCAACAGATTGAACCAAGAAGTTAATACCACTACGAATCTCGTGAGATGAGATACCTTTATCCTTGCTCTGGGCATTTGGAAGTCTACGCTTCCGCCCAAATTGACTATAAATAAATGCATTTGCCCTAATATAAGCATTACAATCATCTAGCCACTTTTTAAGATTGGGGAATGACTCAAAGTATCCCGCAATAACTCTACTTGCTTCTCGTATGTTAAACTCTTTACCAGAGTCTTTCGTCACTTGCCAACTAATCTTAGCTGGGCCAGCTCCGTACATTATTCCAAATGTAACAGCTTTTGCTTGTTGACGCCTATCTTTGTAGAGTTCATCTACTTGCTCAACTTCGCAAGGCAATTTAAAGACTTGTTTTGCAATCGTACTATGGAAGTTTCCTCCACTCTTAAATACATCTTGCAAACCTTTGTCTTTTGACAAAACTGCGGCAACATACACTTCCGCCGTAGTCAAATCCATTGAAACAATCTTTGTGCCTTCAGTTGCTTTTATGCAACCTTTAACAGTCGGATTATCTCTAGGCAATTGCTGCATATTCAGTTTACCACTACTAGATAGTCTGCCGCTAGTAGTCCCATGTAAATTGAATCCTGTTCTTAATCTTTTGTCTCTATCTAAATTTGGTATGATTTTATCCAAATATGTAGATTTAATTTTTACTTTTTGCCGTATCTCGAGGATAAGTTTCGGAACTGCATGACTCTCCGCTAATTGCCCTAAAACTTCGGCATCAGTGGAATCAGCCCCAGTACCCGTCTTTTTACCCGTTGGGGTTAGACCAATATAATCATATAAAAGTGATCGTAATTGAACTGTACTGTTGGGGTTGAAGTCAGATCCTTTAGCTTTCTCAAACTGTCTTACCTCAGGAAACTCATATAACTTTTCTATCGCAGCGTTAATATCTTTTTGCATAACTTCTTGTGCCATTTCTAATCTTTCCCTATCAAAAGGTACTCCATTACTTTCTACTTGCTTTAAGAAGTTACAACCTTCAAGTAATATATTGTCATATACCCACTTGAGTTTTTTATTCTTTACTATAGCTGCCGACATCTTTTCATATAATAAAAAGGTTACTACAGCGTCCATAGCTGCGTAGTTCTTCATTATATCAAAAGGTATCAAATCATAACTAAAGGCGGCTTTAAGTATACCGTGTTGTTTCCTATAGTTAGTACTCCAGTCATCTAATGGTTTTTCATAATCTCCATATGGAGTGTGCTTCATTGCAAGTTGTTTAAGACCATGCGTGCCTGGGTTTTCATCAAACATATAATGCATAAGCATTGTATCTTCAAACTTTGGAAATTTGAAGTTGAAATGATACTCGAACCATTGAAGGTCGAACTTAGCATTATGAAAGACTACTGTTTTCTTATTAAACAGTTCTTGCATAGCTTCTTCTACATCAGAGTCTATAACATCAGCGTCACAATAGCAACCGTGATCAGGCTCGTAAGACATACTGAACCCAAGCATATAACCATCTCTAGCATAGAGAGCGCTTGTTTCTGAGTCAAGGGCAATGTATCCTCGCGGAGCATCACTTGCCTTCTGTAAGAACTTAAGTATTCCTTCTTTGTCTTGTATTCCGTAGCATTTATCTTCATCTAATTTCTCTAATTTTAATTCTCCGCTAATATAACCACTAATACTTTCTAATGCTTCTTCAAAGCTTTTCTTTGCTTCAGGTTTGAACTTAATAATAGCAGGATTGATAAGAGCTAAAAACTTCTCATCAATGATCTTACCATTGTACTCTGTTATTGAGGTCTTTCTAGTAAAGTATTTGAATGCTTCAGCTCCAACTAAGATAAGCCAGTCATAATCATCTGAATTTATTTCTAAATCCACATCTTTCTTTAATACCTTTTGTTTAGAACTGTCTGAACATAAGGCAAACCTGTCAAATTCAAACTCAAAATACTTATCGTAATTCTGAGCAGTTGGTTTTGTTTCTATTAGTGCTACTGTAGCCATTCTTGTAACTCGTTATAACTTATATATTTATATAAGTGGTGTTTTAAATGATACTGGATATTCTTATTGTTCAAATGGAACTGTCCTTCTCCAGTATTTCCTCTGTGTTGTTTGTCGGAGTAGTTTACATTTTCTCCTATCTCATCAGCGTCTATTCTAAATATCGCTATAAGATCTGAGAAGAATACTCCGTAAAATAATTGGTCAAATTCAGACTTTTTTACTTGTTGAATATTACTATCCCAATCATAATCTTCTCGGTCTGCGAATAGAATATGCCTATCAGTTTCAAACTGTAAAGCCTTTAGAACATTCTGCTCCGTTATTTTCACAGTATGTGATCTTTGTACTCGTGAAAATTTACACTCTATTCTCGTATTGTTAATTTTGTCAAAAAGATCGTAATTTAACTTTTCACTCATGTGTCCGTTAATTATCTTTTTAACCATGATCTCGGCAACTGTGCCGAATCTACGAGTATGCAATCCGAAGATAGCATCTCTTAATTCTTTTTCGTAATCTAAGTTCATAATTTTATCGCCAATAGTAAAAATATTGCTAACAGTATCATATTAGCAAAAAACATAAGTCCCGCTAAGATTGTATGATACCATATCCATCTAGTCTTATACGCATTTTCTATGGTTAGATCATCGGGATCAGCGTCTGCATTGACTTTTTTCTCAAGTTCTCTTTCCTCTTTACTTTCCCACAGTTTTTGATACCATTTCTTCATTCTTTTCCGTATAATTGTTTCTTTAATCGTTTAATCATGTCAGCATTGAAGTTGCCTGGGTCTTGTCCGTCTGGTAGATTTACTATTTGTACTCCCATTTCCATCTTCTCTGCTACGCCTTTCAGAGTCTCTGCTGCTTGTTTACCAGCATCGTCTCCGTCATACATTATGTCTATACCCTGTACCCCTTGTAATTTTAAGAGGGAGAGTTTAACCCAATTCATTTGTTGAGTTCCAAAACAACATACTGTATTTTTTAATCCGTGATCCCATAAATTCAAAGCATCAAATATACCTTCTACTAGTATTACTCTATTATTTATGGGCTTAACCTTTGCTGGGCAGAAGGGCATTTCTACTCCTTGTGGATAGATATAATACTTATCATTCATTCCACTAATCTTTCTGCCTAATAATGCTACGGTCTTTCCTGTAATGTCTCGAATGGGAAAGATGATGCGACCTTCAAACTTTGGAACATTCCAAGTGAAAGCCTGCCATATCTTCAGAGTTTCCTCTGAGATGTTCCTAAAGGAACCACCTTTCCATTCTATTCTATCCTCTGGGAGTTGGATACCTACAGCTTGCGATTTTGATTTCGCAATTTTTGCTTTAAGTCTGTGTATTCTAACTTCTAATGGACTCTCTGGAGCCCCAAAGTATGTGAATAGGTTTCCTGAGAAACCACAGGAAAAACAATGCATTATGCCTGTTATTTTATCAACCCTACAGCTAGGGTTATTGTCATCATGTTCAGGATTTAGACATGATATAATAGCGTCCTGTCCTTTAACAGTAAAATCTATGTTGCGCTCGCTAAGTAAATCTATTGCTATCATTATTTATATATTATACTAAATTTTTAACCATTTGTCAAGAAGTATTTTTAAGAGGACTTTCCGTCCTTGTTTATAGAGGGTTCTAATGGTGTCTTTATTAGATCCTTCAATCTTTTTGCTTTAATTCTTGCTTGCCCTAATTCTGATTTATGATTCCATTCAAGTTCGTCCCCTTCCTTTTCAAAATCTGTCATCAATTTACCACTTGGATCTTGAGCTTCTTCATAGTACATGCTCTTCCAGACCAACTCAACCATTTGAAAATATATTGCTACTGCTTTATCTCTAAAATCTTTTTCACCCCAGAGGTACCATACTAGCCAATATTCTTTGTCTATACGACAAACTCTTATTTCTTGATCTCCAAGCCAAGGATTAGTTGGAACTAACTCTGCCATACACCTCATTCTCTGACTACCCGCTATTGGGTACCAATTAGGCATGGTCAAAATAGGACTTAACATTCCATGTTCTGATAAGCTGTCCATTAAATTTTTATTCAATGGTACACTTTTTATATTTTCTTTAACTTTAGGTTGTTCTAAAAGCCAAGAAATCGTTTTAACATACCAAGTATGCGGGGGTAGTGGTACTAGCTCTGCTGTTGCTCTGCTTACTCTGTCATTTGCCATCTTCCTCTGCTTCCTTTCTAATTTCTTCTTCTAATTCTAGTATCTCTTCTTCTAAGCGTGTAAAATCTGAGATACCCCTTGTTACTTCTTGCTGTGCTTTTAGCTCGTCCAGTAGTTCTTGTTTTCCTACTTTTCTATCATAGTCTTTTTTAGACTTATGTGCGCCTGCGCCAGGCTTATTCCTTGATGCTTTCGCAACGGGGTTAACTTTACTTATTTTTTTAATCTTCATAAATGCTCCTGCGTTATCTAATGTTTCAAACTCCAATGAAAATACTGTCATTGTTTGTTTTCTTCCTTGGGCCAATTCCCTTTTCTAGTATCATGTGGGGCTCCTCCTAAAAATGCTGAAGTGTTGTGTAAATATGTTTGGTTTGCGTGCCATGTTATAAATACTTTTCTAAATCCTGTTCTTACTTTTGCCACTCCGTGCATTTGGTGTAAGAATAGTGTTTCTCCTACTTTTAAATCTACTACTCTAGGACATATAAAAGAACCATCAAAAGCATAGTCTTTAGGATCTTGCCAAGAGAAAGTATGATATTCCTCATAGTGCTTCTTCTCGAATGGATCATTAACTATAGTCTCTCCACCCTCTAAATTATGATCTTGATCTATTAGAGTTATAGTAGTTAGTGAGACATCATTATCGTGATGCATACGACAAAAAGAACCTTCTGTATAATTTAAATAATAATGTGCTACAGGAATAGAAGGGTGTAACTTAGAAGTTATATGTTCATGTACTTCTGGGGGAAATCTTTGTTCCAAGTGAAATAGATTTCCAAATCGTTTTATAACTTGTGGCTCATGTTTATCATAGTCATCATTTAAGAACTTAATATCCTCATTAGATAAAACTTTATTCGTATAAGCTAGAAAGTTATTCATTTGAATATTGATCCCTCTCCAAATACTTCGTTGTCATGAGGATCGTCTTTGTTTATTCGTTCCAATGCCTTTACCATAGGATCATCATAGTCTCGCTCTATATCAGAAGGATTATCTTCTGGTGGATAGGTCGTATAAGTTATACTACCTACTGAGCGTCTTTTAATATCGCCATGATTAAACTCTGCCCAATATAGTTCAAATGCTACTCCATCTTCTATGCCTTCAAATTGATGAATACAACCGGGCTTAACTTGTGTAAAGTCGCCTGGAAGTAATATAGTTTCATCAACTAAGTCATAATCATTTTGCCAAACTCTGATGAGCATTTTGCCTGATTCTACAAAAAACCCATTCCATTTAAACTGGTGTTCATGTTCTGAACATTTTATACCAGCTTTATATTCTATTCTGTGGAACTCCAAAACTCCGTTGGCATGGATCAGTTCTGTTTGTCCCCATATTTTACCTGCTTTCATAATATTTCTCTTGCCATATGTCAGGGTTCCAATCAAAAAAGTGTTTTAAAAACAACTGATAGATCCCCGAAACTGTGTTAATTTCATACTGTATGGGGTCATTCCCACCAATATCGTAAAACTTCTCCCCTCTGTACCAACACCCAAAGCCTCTGTGTGCTTCTTGTTTATATTCCCACCTCTCTTTCGTACCAATATAATATACATCTCCTAGATAGAGAGATCTTTTTGGGGAGAATTCATACTGATCCTCTCCATTTGGTGTTGTTCTATGATCTAATTTCCACTTTAAATTATTATTCCCATTTTCATCTCTTGGTAGGGGTTTAATGTTTTCAAATATTCCTAAGTATTCATCTCTGTGTTGGCAATTAAAATCTATTACCCACCCATTTAAATCATACTTCTTTTTACGAGGCGTGATTATTTGATCTTTAATTAGATCATATAAAATAAATTGATTTACGCCGGGGTGTATTCTCATTTTACCACTCTTAATATCGCTCCATATTATACAGGGGTCTCTGAATCCCTGATTTAATACAGACTCTATAAAAGTAAATAAGCGTAAATGTATTCTTTCTTCCTGTCTTTCTAGCCAAATAGGAACGTACGCTCCTGAGTTTAATTCTTTAAAATTGGCAGTAGGAAAGTCTCTCATACTAACTTCAAATATGGCAGCCTGAAAGGGAATGCTCTTTACGTCATAAGTCACTGTACGTCTCACCTGAGCCTCCCATTTGTTCTTTTAAATCTTCTTTATGATCTGGATCCAATGCAGTCATTGGACCGATCTTTAGTGTCTCCCAATCGAGCTCACTAACAAAAGATTTCATTTCACCATTTCTCATTTTATCACATTTGAACTTAATACAATTCTCCTCTTTGCCCCAATGTTCTAAGGTAAACGCAGCATCGACTGCATCAAGAATACCTCTTGAGAATCGGGCTTCGCCTTTAGGGTTGGTTTGATAAGCAGACAGAACCATACAATTTTGATCTTGAGCAAGTGTTTTCATTGCTTTACTAATCTCAATTTGTTCTGTCCATTCGTATTGCCCAGAGCGACTCGGAGCGTTGTGGCGACGCACTTGGTTTAAATAGTCAATGACTACTAAACCGAGGTCGGGGTATTCTACTTTCTTCTGTCTAACCGTGCTAATAACTTTAGCCATAGTTAAGCCAGGATCGTAGAACACATCAATCTGTCCTTCTTTCTTTATCTCACAATTTCTGGATAGATCATAATGGAACTTATCGAAATCGTTGTAGATGTTATACTGTTTAAGTACTTCATCTCCTCCGATGAAACGATCTGCCCACCATTCTCCTACTTTGTTCCATTCTTTCTCATAAAGATTTCTCTTTATAAGTCTACCGAGTGGTACATTTGTAGCCATGCTACACATTCTTTGAAGTATTGGTCTGGAATCC